CTGATCGCGTACCTCGGCTATGTCGCTTTGTTTGTGTTCTGTGGACATATTACAATACTGTTACTAGGGAGTTTCCGTTAGCATCAAATGGACTAGGAAGCTCGTTCTCCAGGACAATGACATCTGAGGTAGGAAGAGCCACATTCACGCTGCGCACGCCCTGGACATCGTGGATGGCATCAACGATTCTGGACACAATGACATCCTCTCCAATCTTAAGGGACCTAACATAGTTCTCAATTTCAGACTGAACGAGAGGAGCCAAGTCAGTCTCAACGAAGGTTGTTTCCGCAGAGATGGCGACTTCGACTGTAACTCTCTTAGAGGTAGGAGCTTCCACGGCCAGGAAGATACCAGCTGCTTTCACACCTGGGTAGTTCACACTATCGTTTGAGTCACCTTCTAGTACCTTCTGAGCCTCAGCAATGAGGTTGGTGTAGTAGTTGTAGAAAGCTATAACTTGTGTTCCTAGACCCAACCCTGCTGCATCAACAATTGAGAACTCTCCAGTTCCCTTGTTAAGTACATAATCTGTGTTGGCAGCAAGAAGGGTCCAGTCGGCTCCCAAAAGCTCTTTGATCCAAATCCTATCTGTTCCTCTAACAATAGGAGGGTTCTGAAGGGTGAACCTACGCTGGCCCTTCTCAGTTGAGGTAGCTACAATATTTACCCTACGAACTATCTCTCCACCTACAGTAGTAGTGGGGGTAGTTACGCCGGGTGCTAGCGTTAGAACGTCGCCGCTGACAGAGACATACTCCACAAGGAAGGCGGGGGAGGTTTCTACTAGAACAGATCCAGTAGAAGGGAAGGCCGAAGCGTCTGTAAGGGTAATGGTACTGCTTGGAGATGCAGCACCAACCCCTACCGTACTCTGTGCAAGAGATACAACGTCAGCTATCAAGCCTGTGCCGTCATCAATATACACAATAACTTCATCTGGATCATTGGCCCAATCCTCTAGAACGTTAGAGGAGATAACACGCTGGCCTGTGGTAGGGTCTGTAACGCCAACAGAGGCAGACTTCAGAGCCAGCACGGTGCCACGGGAAAGGGACTGTAGCTTCTCAATTGCCCTAGCTCTTAGGTCCTCATCATTCTCGCGACCAACTCCACCTGAAATGGCCGCTGCGTTAGATACCCCCGCCCCAGAGAATAGGGGAGAGCCCACAAACTGCGTTACTCGACCTGCGCCTACATTTCCTGAAACACCAGCGTTGTTAGAATTAATAAGAACTTCATTAGAGTAGAAGTTACCGGCTGCTATAGTAGCAATCTCCTGCGTCCTAAAGATCTTCATCTCTTCTACGGTGGTAGGAGGGGCCTGTACATCAGTGCCGATATCTATAGTATTCGTAGACGCGCCAGTCACCAGACCTACAAGGTCTCCCACAAACACATCACTAGCAGTGACACCGTCCAACGTGAAAGTGTTGGTAGCAGTATCTAAAGCCAACACAGAAACATCCTGTGTACGGGTAGTTGCCTCAGAGAGTCTAATGGTATAAGGGAACCCCGAAACAGGGAACCCGTTTGAGTCAAACACAACAATCGTAGAGCTACCGGAAACGGTATCTACGGATACTTGACCATTGATTAGGTTCCCATCAGTAAAAGATATTCTACCAAAGGCGGAAACTGCTGACCTACGGAAAATGTTGAAGTCAGCTAAACGACGATCTAGATCTTCTCCGGATGCTGTGGTGTAGGAGAACAGGTCGAGCAGCTGGACCATTTGGAAATACTGCTCATCATCCTCAAGGGCAGCTGCCTCCAAGATAGTACGAGCGACGGACCCGACCGTGAAATCACTCACGTTACTTCGGGTCTGAACGTATGCGATACTATCAGCTAATATTGTAGTAAAACTTCTTGGGACAAAGGCCATTATACTCTCCTAAGAGATACGGAGGTGTCTAGGGAATCGGTAGCATTCACCAGGATCAGGGCTGCATTCACTACAAGAACATCACCTATAGTAACAAAGGCGATGCTCTTGATGCTCTTGATTCTTGAATCGCTAGTAAGGGTAGCTATTGTTTTAACCCTAAAGTCATTTAAGGAGGTAACAGTAGCTTTGCTTCCGATAGGAATGCTAGCTCCGTATCCGGAATGCACTGGAAGCTCCCCCTGCTCTGTAGAGAACTTTAGGATGATTGCTTGTTCAACGTTTGGGATGCCTACAATGGTTGAGATATCACCAGACTGGTTGACCTTTAGGTCAGTCAGAACAACCCCAGAGTTGGCTACTGGAATAGACTCCACTCTAATATCTCTTCCGTACACCTGCTGTATTGGTCCTAGGGTGTTTGTATCTTTTCCAGCCGTCTCACTATCACTAGTATTTACAGGATTTATAGTTGAAGAGTTCACAGCAGAAGTCGAACTAGGGTACAGAATGGGGTCGCCAACAGAGAGGGTACCTGCGCGACCGTCCGACGAGATGTAAGGAGAGGAAAGACCATTCACCGCTGCCAGAACGTGCCACGCTCCTTTGTCTCCTAATAGCCTTCCGGCTACAGATCTGATATCTTCTCCAGCGTTGACAAAATCTTGTGCTACACGATCTGTGATAGCATTGTTTCCTATGAAGGTGGTGGACCCTCCAAGGTCTGGAGCAATCCTGGCGGTTGAGGTAGTGCCGCCCGAGGTTATGTATGAACCAGCGTAGCGGGTCTGTCTTGAGGAGGCGTCTGTATTCACCGATTCTTTAACGCCGGGTTCAGCCAAGATTCTGGCTGCAGTAACTTGTGTTCTTCTAAGGGTTCTAACAAGGGCATCTTGTGCTTCCACTCCCTCAGTACCGGACAGCAGGTCGATGGCGTTGTCCAGCTCCTGGCTGAGTACCAAAGCGTTATGACGTAGTTTACTGCCAAAGTTAGTAGCTGTAGCGCGAATAACACCGAGACCTCGGGTGACGTTGATTATAGGATCTAGGAGCTGGGACTGAGCGAAGACTCCTAGCCCTTCTAAGCGTCGAACCTGCGTGGAGACAATAAGAAAGGTGTTCTTCAAAGTTCTATTGTATTCCTGAACTCTAGAGAATATCTTGCGCACGGAAAGAACCTTAGCAAGAGGATCTGTTGTGTCCCTAATAATAATCTTATCGAAGGGAGCCAATGTTTGGAATACGATATTATATTCGTAAGTAAGAGGAGAACTTGCGTTCCTATTTATCTTGAACTCAGTAGGCTCAACAATCCAAGAGTCTCCCTCTTTGGCGTTGTACCAAACCATAACAATATTATTGGAAGACTCGTTGTTCTCTCTGTAGTCCGAGTACCGCCTGAAGATATTTCGCAAGAAGATGATATCATCAAAACCAGTTGATTCAGAAGCGGGAACAGCTCTTCGTTTGTCTCGAACCGCAAGAATATTAATATTAGAATCAAGCTGGTTTAGGGCTTCTCCTACAAGTGGAATACCCGAGAACTCACCTAAGCCCCGGTTAGGTCTAGCACCTGTAGTACCGGAGATTCGAATGTTCTTGATTATGGAACCGTGAGACTCAACGAACTTACCACCAGATTGGGTGGCTGTAATCTGTGTAGCAAAAGGATCCCCCATCTCATAGACCTTAGGAGCCATAGAGAAGAAGTACTCAGGGGGCGCAGAAGGATTTGCTGGGCTCAAACCAGTAGCGTCTGCGGTCCCTCCCTTAACGGTATCCCAGATGAAGATCCCGTATTGGTTCTTCAACAAAGGAGTGAGCTGACCCGTATATAGGGCATCTGACCGCAAAGAAGCAAGACGAACCGGACCATCAACCGTATCTATAGTCTCCTGTGTCGATTGTTTTGTTATGGGGTTGTCTGCCATGATGGTTTGTTATACTCCCTTTACCAAGTCGGTTGCGGTGTCGCCTACGGAGTAGCCGTGGTCGGTGGATGCCTCTGTGGCAACTGGGGTAGGCCCAGGGTGCAGCGCTGGAATGTACAAATGAGTGTGGTCGTCGAGAGCCGCTTTGATGTCGTTGAGCTGCTGCTGGAGGTGGTCGTCGCGAGGAATACCTTCCACTGCGTCTTCGCCTAGCTCGATCAGCTGACTCCTCAATTGTATCACATCTTGCGTGGTAATGGTAACAGAAGTTGTAACAGTAAAGTCTGCCTGGTCCCTATCTATGTAAATATAGGTCTCAGGGCGCTCCTCAGCCGCTTCTGGCTCTGTTTGCCAGGGGTTGGACTGGGGCATCTCGGGCTCGTTGACATCAACTGCCCCAACTCCCTCATCCTGGGGGTTGAAGGTAAGCTCAAAAGTCTGGGAGGGCTTTATATTGATGCGAATACTACCCCCTACCTCTTCATCCAAAGTGCGCGCTATACGACCCAGGGCAGGCTCCTCCGAGGGGGTCAGGATGCTGTTGGCGAAGGTAGTAGAGATGATTATGTCACCCTTGCTTGTAATGACAGATTCGACCCCGTTGGTTCTCCTGAAGTAGCGCCTGTTCTGTACGAGAAGGTCACCTTCGAGCCCCTTGCCACTTGAGGCGGCATCGAAAGTATTACGGGAATGAGGCCACCATCTAAGAACGAATGGGGAATCCATCTTTCCCCCAAGAAACGCTACTACACACCAATCGCCGTCCAAATCAAAAGGGTCAATGCCGTGGAGGTTGGGGTTGTACTCTTCTCCAGTAACCAAGGAAGTGGTGCCTCTTGGCAGTCGTTCTTCGAAATCATCCAACCCAGACGGAGAGTCTGGAGTAATAAGAACGTTCTCTAAGGTCATATAAGGAGAGGAGCCATCGTTTACAATAAGAACTGTACACTCGTGGCTATGGCCCTTGCGCGCCACGCTCTGCATAGCGGAGCGGTTTTCATCCACGTCAATAGGAAGCACTGTTATAATCACACCCAGCATGAGCCTGTCCATTGCCAAGTACTTGTAGTCCTTAGAATCTACAGTAAGACCTTGCTGAATGACCGACAGGTCCGCGCCCACTACTGGTCTATACCCGCTCATTTCTTTAGCTCCCCTGGGTCAGTTGGATTGATAGCAGCCCGTGGAGGTATGCCCTTTACTGGAGCATGGTCTGCCTTCTCTGCGTTGCTCTCATCAGAGATTTCATTCTCCTTAATATCTGTAGGACCACCAGCGGGGATGACCATTTCATTGTATTTCTCGGCTATACGAGTCTCCTCATCATATTCAATAGCACCAATACTGTCTACAATATTTCCTAGGGATGATCCAAGTCCTCTCATACCCGAGTTGAAATCGTCTTGCCCACCGCCAGTAGAGGAGGTTCCTGCGCGCAAGAACAAGGAGCGCCTAATGGCAATTGGATCCGGAGTAATAAAGTAGGTAGCCAACCGACTCCTGGATGTGCGTCTCTGCTCGTCTGTAGCGCCCATTGCCTCATAAGTAGGAAGAACGTAAATCGGGAAAGGATTATTAGGTTGTCCTCTAGTTACCTGCAGGGTGGTTTTCATGCTGTTAGGGAACTGCCAGGAGTGGTTGACGCTCTCTATGTAGAAGCTCATGTTGCGGTCTTCCAAATCTAGACGGTAGCCCACACGAATCTCTGGGGCACCACGCATATCTACGCGACCCGAAAGGTATTCTAGGTTGTGCTGATACCAGTGATCCTGAAGAAGCGCCCACCTCGAAACCTGCCTACGAGTGGAAGCAGTATCTACAGATCCTGTGGTCACGCTATTACTTTGGAGTTCCTTGGCTTCCTCAACTGGATCAGCTACGCCTTCATCTTCTTGGGAAGCATTAGTATCCTCAGGGGTAGAAGCGTTGCCTGTATCATCCTGCTCCGACTCAGCTCCATCATCCTCGTCAGGTTGGCCTTGGTTTATAAGATTGGCTAAGTTCTTCTTGAGGACTTGAGAGTAAAACAGGTTTGGGTCGCAACTATTGAAGTTACGAGGCATAGTTGTCCCGTTAATTGCAGCAGCGGGATCGGGAATGTTAGTGGTGATTAGGCTTGGGCGGTCGGGCACTGCCGATTTTAGCTGGTCTGGGGTATAGTCATCGTCTCGCATACCCTTGTAAGGAGGGAACGCTCTATCAATTTCAAAATGTAGGTGGTCAGAGGAATCAGTAGTTCCTGTGTGCCCCATATATCCTATTATCTGGCCCTTCACAACCTTCTTGTTCCTAGTCATGCGACCACCAGTATACCGGATACCGGGCATGCCCTTGGATGCGTACATACTTCTCTTGCCTGGTGTACCAGAGGGGGCGTTAAGACCCCATCCAACAGCGCGTCTACTAAGATGCGCGTAAACAGAATACCGGGTACCGCCCGTACCTTCAATATCGTGTCTAATTACTACAACATTTCCGTAACCACTATAGCACCCTGTTGGGGCAGAGACAGCAACTGTACCGTCCGCAATAGCAAGAATAGGTATATTATCATTCTTCGCAGGTCTGTTTGCTTTGGTCTTGGGTTCCCCCTCCTCATCCAACTCCTCGGGCACTATAAGCACGCGCGCTGGCTTGATGGTGATGTCCACTCCATTGTGCCATTTCCAAAACAATGGTTCGCCTTCCTTCTTCTTCAATCTGTAGTTCCAGTTTGACTTCAGCTGGGAGGAAGAATAGCCGACTAAGGTTGGAGAGTTGATCGGAGCATCCACCTCTGAAATTGGTACCTTCTCTGGAGCTTCTGTGTCTGCAGCGGAAGGAGACTCGTCTGGTAGTTCCTTAAGATTGATCACTGTGTCTATACTAAACCTAGCAGCTCTAGTAGTGACGGATCTAACTCGTAAACCGTTTCTCTTTATATGGATAGGATTGATAATAGGAAGGATATCCGACATATAGAACTTTTGATCTTCACCAAGAAGAGCGTCAGACCAGAAATCAAACAGGTTGAAGTGGTCATTGTCACTTCGCCCTAGAGAGGTAGACATGATTTCTCGGTCGGAGACCACGGCAACATCTAAATGCTTAGATCCCTTTACGACAGTCTTCTTATCTGCCTTATCTGTGAGTTCGTCTCCGGACTTACCCTTGTACAGGTCCGACAAGTTGATGTTGTCTATAGTCGTGATACGACGCCCAGGCTCGTTGGGGCCTCTATTGAAGATGTCACCAAACTCCAGTACACCTATTTTGTCGTTAGTTCCTTCAGCATTCTTCAAAGAGATTTCCGTATCGGCAAGATTAACGCGCTTAATAGTAGAAAAAGGGTATTCCCTCATCACAACAGAAGGGATGTACGTTATGCCTGGAGGGGCTCCGTCTCGATCGTCGATGTTCCCTCCCTTATCATCGGGAAGAACGGCGTACTTACCTTGTACAGGCTCTCCGGATATCTGCTGTCCTGAGCCATCATCGCTCAAGGGTCTAAGGTCGAAAAATAGCTCATTGACGCACTCGTTAGAAAAGCTATTGAGTATTGTGAGTATACTTCCCTCCGATTCCCACACCGGCGCACCAAACAAATACCCGTCCATGGCTCTTCGTTCAATAAACGAAAAGGTATCTATGATATCGATCAGCGAGGAACCTTGTTCTTCCGCGCTCTGCAGTATACTCGCATTTCTGTTTCCTATCGTCAGATTGTCCCCACCTGCGGGGGAAAGAGTTAGGTCCACTTTGCGATCCGCAAGGTAACGTATCATAGCAGGAGCGTCATTTTTGTATCTAATCAAATCGTTTTCTTCGAGACCATAAGACTTAGCCACAAGCTTGAGCCTATCCTCTTCCGCCGACCCGTTTACGAAAAGAGGGTTGACAGTATTTGCGACAGACGCCATAGCCTGTTCTCTTATTCGTTTATAGGAGTTTCCGGCTGCTGTAAGGGAATCTCGGGCTTCTCGACTCAACCTACCACGAACTAACTCAACTCTTTGTGCTCTAAGACGCTTTTGCGTGTCGCCAGGATTATACGAGGGGGGCAAGGAAAACTGTGTTCCAAAACCCAACAAAAGTAGGATTACATTCTCAACAATATCAGAGGGTGCTCCGCCAACAACTATGCCCCTGGACGCGAGAGCCATGCCAGCTATATGTCCGTCTGCAAAATCATAATCTTGAAAATCCTTACGACCGAGCATATGTGGATTAAAGTAGATTACGGTTTTATCAAACGCCTTCATGAAGTCTGAGCACACTACGCGGTAGCTAGTGGTTGGAACGCCTTTTCCTCCAACGGAATAGGTCTCCTCTATTCTATCCACAAGACCAAAAAAGGTCCTAGTCCAACCAGCGCCGTCTCCAATATCAAAGTAGATATTCACATAGTCGTTTGGAAATATTAGGTTTAGATAGTTCTGAGAGGGAGTAAGGGATATGGTAGCGCTACCAACCCCCTTTATAGTCTTTGACATCTCCACGGCGTACACATCGTCTGTAATGTGCGTGGTGGTTGCGGCTAGGTTGATAGAGCTATCGTGGCTATCAACCAAAATCTTGCAACGAGTCTTATACCGACGGATCCCATCGGGGCCTAGATCACTAAGGCCATTCTCCGGAGTTGTTGTAATAGCAGACATTGTTTATTTCTCGGCGGGATCCTTCGCCACGGGTTTAGCAACGGGCTGGGATTGCTTCTTGTCGCCATCGTTCAAGCGCCACACCAGTTCTTCCACACTTTGGCCTTGCTGCTGAGCAAGTAGCCTAATTGCGCCCCACATGTCACCATACGTTTTATCTGTGAGCCTTAGTCTATTGAGCATTGCGGTGTCATCTTCCATTTCTGGAGTCTTCCAAGTGCCACGCATTTCCTTCTGCCACGCGGTAGCTAGCTGTTGATACTCCCTGCCTTTCTCAGAAGAGGTATCAAAACTGTAAGCCCCGCTCGCCAAGCCTTGTTTGACAGACGCGGTGAGGTCGTCGCCCAAAGCCGCATTATGTGCTGTCATAGCTTCTGCCATCTTTCCTGCCCGCCATGTAGTGCCGGGAGAAGAGGCAGACGCAGCTATAGATGTCATCCTTCCTGAGGCTGCCCTAGATCTTTCATCATACTCCCCTGCACCCATTTTGCCAGCGAAGAACAGTGCTCGGTCCCTTTGAGCTAACTCTTGTACTTCTTTTTCAGACCCTTGAGCATACTTTTTCAAACGGCTTGCATCGCTTACTCCAAACTCATTACGCAGAAGTTGGCCGATATGGGAAATACCTCCTAAGGTAGCAGTGGCAAGAGGTATGAGCTTATCAATCGCAGCGTTGGCTAGATTTTGGAGATTTTCTATCACCTCAGCATTTTGTTCTCCGATGCCTACTAAGCGATCATCCAAATCAGACAAACGCAAGATATGTGTTCCTAGCTTCTGCAGCTCCTCAAGGGCCTGAACCTCTGTAGGTCTGGCTTTATTCAGAATCTCTTCAATCTTCTTATCGTCCAGGTTGGCTCTAGCCTCCTTCAGACCCTCAATCTGAGTGAGACTCAATCCGGTTGTTCTCTCCATAGCCAGGTTGGCGCGTTCACCGCCACCATACTGCCTTTCGAACTCATCGAACATGGCTTTGACATTCGCAGGAGTAGCGCCTTCCTGCTGTCTCTTCCTAGCTTCGTAGTAAGAGGTAGTTCCACCGGGCTTACCAAAACCGAAAGCCTGCATCATAATGGCCTGTCCTGCTGACCCACCACCTGGCTTGACCATAGCCTCATTTAATTGAGCCAAGGCGCTAGCACCGCGAGCACCCATCATGCCCGATTGCTCCGTCATGCCCATAGCGAGCATCATCTTGGAGAAGCCAATAGAGGATACATCTCCGCCCTGGCGAGCCGACTGCAGCTCAACGAGCTTACCAACACCTTGGATAAACTCGGGCATACGAGCCTGGTCTAGGCCAGACTTGAACCCAGCAGCAATGGCCTTCTCAAGCTCTTTCTGACCGCCTACGCCTCCCTTACCTCCGAAACCCTTGCCTCCACGAGTCAACGTACCCATGAAGCCTGCAGATTCACCAACATCCATCGTTGTTATACGAGACAGATCCTGTGCGGTGGTAACAGAGCTTGCTTGCCCAGTAGCTTTAGCAGCTATTAGAGCCTGCTGCATAGTCTCGGTAGGGCGATAGCCTCTCTCAACGCCACTAGCGCGTGCTGCATCCATCTCCTCTTTACGAGCACCAGTACCTGTGAGGGCTCCCTGCGCTTGTCTGTACTGAGAATACTTGCCGTAGCCCTGCTGTATCTGGGTGCTTACAGCTCCGACAGCTGCACCACCCAGTGCCATAGCAATCTTGGCGGCCATACCGCCAACCGCCATCGCAGCACCGGCCATACCTCCGCCAGTAGGTGCGCCTCCTACGGTTTTGCTGAACCTCTTGTTTGCCTTCCAGGCGTTTGTTTGCGCTAGTTGTAGCTTCTTGGTTTCTTTAACCTGTTGGCTTATTAGTTTGAGCTTTTCCTTCTCAAACTTAAGAACCTTCTGAGCTACCTGGGCATTCTTCTTCTGAGCTTGCGGACCCTCAAGCTTCATCCTCTGTTTGAGGATGTTCTTCTCTACCTGAGACTTTTCCTTACCAAGACGACCTTCCAGAGACCTCAAGCCTGACCCGGACTTGGCAACAGCCTTTAGCTCTTGTTCAAACTTGTCCTTTTTGAGGGCAAGCTCGACTTCAATCTTTTTAGTTTGGTCAGGCAATGTGCTTCTCTAACTCGTCCCTATTATTCTTTAAACCGAAGTGGGTAAAAGGGCCTATTGTTGGGGTCGTCTAACCCTTGGTCTAAGGCTTGTTGCGTAACAGAATCCGCCGCACCCTTGAGTGTTGCTGGTGGCTTCACAAGATGCCCGTGCCTAGTTTTTCCATGCTTTCTAAGATGGTTTAGGCGCTGACGCTGGTCATCGCTAAAGGCTTCTAGATAATCTGGAATCTTACCATTGGCCAGCTCGGTTTCCCACTTATCAATAAGAGGGTCTCCAGTATCTTCAAACTGTACCGTACCATCCGCTTTAGTGGAGGCAGCTAGTGGGTTGTCGTAGTAATAATCTTCCCAGAACTCAGACAACAGAGAAACCATTGTGCTGGTCTGGAACAGCTCATGGTTCGAGGGAAGCTTGTACTTGTCCGACCACCACCGGCTTATTACCTCCAGCAGGGTTGGACTCTTCTTCCGCCTTCGGGCTATCTTCTTGGCTGCTACTTCGAGATCCTTCTCCTTGAGGGTCTTGCCCTCGTCCGAGAAAGCTATTCTCAAAAGAGATCACCTCCGAATACACGGTGGTAAGTACGGACATGTCTGTAATGTTGTCCAAGTCCCACCAATCAGGTATCGAGGTAAGGGCCAACTCCATATGAGCTACCATAGAATTAAGCTCGTCTGTAGCGTGGTCTACGCCCTTCCCAGGGTTGAGATGGTCATAGTGTAGGCCGCCATTGAGCTGCACCTTACGCACACCGAGCTGCGTTAGGTCTCGAATGCTCAGCTTCTTTGTTGTAAACGCACCAGTATATCTGCGACGATCAGTAAGAACGTCAACATTGAACGTATGTAATAGACTTGGATCTATCATTGCTACTTCCCCTTATATAGAGAACTGCTCATGCCGCCCAACATGGACGGCATAAGGATCTCTGTAAGAACTTTTAAGATGAGAGCCCTAGGCCAGTGTTATACTGGGTTCTCGAACTCATCGACAACTCTGATGGCGACGAAAGGAACGTTCTCCTGAACAACGCCTCGTGCAGTGATGTCAAAGCTGTGACCAGCGCATCGAACGCCCTGGAACAACTGTACGGTGTTGGATGTAACGCTATCCTGAATAGCGGCTTCCAAATCACCAGATGTGATAATGTCACTCTGCACAGGGAGGATACCCTGGGCTTTGAGAGAGTCTCCAACGACTCTAAAGATCTGAGCGTTCAAGCTAGTTCTGTAGGCAACAGGCACATGCTCACGCACCTCAAGCAAGTTGAGAACATCAATTGGCTCGTAGTCGATCATTTCCTCGCCGGAAACGCCTCCTGCGAAACCAACGGCTGCACCATTGACCAGGAAGATAGCTCGTGCTCCTGAGAATGTCTGTGACGCCATTTTAAACTCCTAAAATATACTATAACACTAATTGCAGATGTAAGCTAATAAAAGCAAACCCGAGGGCTTCTCCGGAGGGGACGACAGATCGGCCCCCAGGCTGCCAAACTTTAACTTTAGGTTGCCACTGAGAAAGCTACAACCAAGACCTGCAACTGATTGATAAGGTCAGCCAAAACGGCATTCTCACCAGGCTGTGCGCCTGGGTGGGTTCGAATCTTGGGAGCAGAAGTGCCTCCAAAATCATTTGTTGGGACAGTGATGGTAACAGCATCGGCAGCTGCTGCGGACGCTGCCATTGGGCCACGTAGGGTAACAGAGTTCTCATTGCTGCTTACAACAAATCCTTCTCCTGCTGTGTCAACAGCAACGCGGTAACCCTTGAACTGGTCAATGCGGTACGGACCACCAGAGAGAAGGACTACCGTGTCGGTAGAGCCGTCTAGGGCTGTTAGGCCAGCTGCTCCAACACTGCGCTCAGCGATGGTTCCGCCAAGACGCTCTACGCCTAGCATTAAGCCAGCGATAGCATCCCTGTAATGTCCATAGGGACCACTTGGGGTAGCATCTGCGATTCCCCTGCCTTCTCTAAGAGTGGCAACCTCTGCGTCTAGCATCGTACCTGCGATGGTGTACGTGTCAGCGACCGTAACTGTTGCCGAGAACGGAGTGAGAAGGGTGAGAGTGGTTGTGTCATTGGCGACAATAACACTGGTTTCGCCCACAATAGACTCAGACGCGGTCACGATGGTAACGGTATTACCAACCTGCGTATCTGCAACAAACGTTGCAACACCATCCACGATGGAAGTGGTGGATCCAGAGACTACTGTTAGGGGGGTGTCAGTGTTGGACAACGCGTCGATTAGCAGTTCCAAAACCGTGGCCATATCTTGGGCACGGAGATAGTTCTGAGCTGCTGCGTGGACATCACCGGCAAAGGCACCAGGATCTCCTGTATCAGTGCCTGTTGTCAGCGCGCCTTTTATTGCTGTTAGATAATCACTAACTACTGTATCGAGAGCTGGCATTTTAATAACTCCTTAAGTTTCTTTCAATCAAAAAGCTGCTTACGACGATTGCGTTGGCAACTGGAGGAAAATATCGTTCAACTGGAAGTTGATCCCTGGGACAGGGAAGATACCTACGTTGATACGAACGGTGTCACCGGAGGATGTCACCTTTAGGTTATGGTAAGCCTTGACGGTCTCACCGGTTGTTGGATCCGTGGAATCCACGATAATGTCATCTTGACGAGTTAGCTCAAGGTATGTTGCGGCTGCATCCTTCACGTTAGCGATAGTGGATGGAGCTGCCTTCTTCCCTGTGAAACGCTCTACAAGAGTCGTACGTAGCCCAAATGCTACGAAACGAACTGCGTCACGAATACTACCTTCGCTGAAGGCGAGATTATCGTCTGCAACCCAAGTAGTAAGGTCTCGGACCCAACGGGTTCCAACACCGTCAATGCGCTCTGCGAACAGAACACCATTGATAATCATTTCGTTTGCATCCGTAAGGTCGGCTGGATCCCAGGAAGCATCCTGAGTTAGGCCAGAGCTACGGATAAGCTTATGAGTAAGAGGCTCAGCAACTTCCTTAACACCAGAGCGCATCGAAGCAGCCATGACAGCTAGCATACGAGGGCCGAACTCTTCGAGAGAGCCAAGGGCGTTAAGAACAGTTGGGCGCTGAGCTAGTAGGGCGATGTCCTGGTCATTAAGGGAGTTCGCCTGAGCGATAATCTCAGTCTTAGTACCCTGGAAGCCCTGGAATCCTCCACGCTCGCCAGCCTTATCCTGGCCTACACCGCGAGCGGTAGCAACGTGGTCGGCAAGCTGAGCAGCGACGGAAGCAACAGTTGCAACCGCAGGAAGAACTACAGGCACAAAATCCTCATCGATTAGAGGAACAACCGAGTTACAACGAACCTTTAGAAGCTCATCGAGACCGGCCTGGAAGAAAGCGTTCGTAGACTCACCACGAGCACCACCTGTTAGGTAGACTGGCTCAAAGATATCTGCTGGAGGGCAGCAACCCGAAACAAGGCTCCCTGTGGATGCTGTGCGAACAGCTTTAACATACACGGAGAAGTCGTTCAGGTAATCTACAACAGCCATTACGTTGCGGGTAGCTCCCTCAACGGCAAGGTCAGTGTCTACAAGAACGCTTGCTGCGGTCTCTGGACCGAAGTCAAGGTCAGCTACCAAAATGGAAGCTGGGTTGATTCCCTGTCCTGCGACTGCTTCGTAGTTTGCGTTTGCGTTGATGGTATCCAGCAGCTGCTTAAGCGTCTGATCGGCTACGAAGGTGACAGAGAGGTCATCGGTAGGAGTAACAGTGGCGGTAAAACCAGTTGCATTTCCTGCTGCGCCCTGAATCTCAAGTTCGCCTGCGGTTACGGTGCGGATGCTTACAGCGTCTCCACCTGCTGGAGCCGCAGAAAGCGGTGGGTCCAGGGTGAGGACAGAAGCGGTGTTTGCGGTGATTACAGTGTATTCACCGTTGACTAGAACCTGAGTTCCTTCGTGAGCCGCAGGCGTAAGGCCAGCGGAAGTAAGCTCGATGGAAGAGGCTGTGTTAGGAACAAGAGGCGTTATAAGAGCTGTATCGCCAATATCTTCCGTACCACCCTTGTAAAGAACCTTGAGCTGTACCTTGCCTCCGACATCAGGGGATACTTCCTCGTCGCCTTCGAAAACAACAGTAACAACCTTGGAGCCCGCTGCGGTACCGGTGGCTACATCAACAGTAATGCTGTTGGTGTGCTCGCCCCAGTCCTTAGAGGTAAGGTCAACTGAGTTTGCAAGAATCTCAACATACTCACCTTCCACTGGAGCTGCTGGAAGTGCTGGGCTAACCGTAAGGGTATCGACAGTGTTGCTTACAATCTGACGAAGGTAAGAAGCGCCAGCGCCCTGACCAAAAACCCAACGACCAGCCTGCTCGTCCACCACAAGTACAGCATCCAAAAGGATGATGTCAGTAGTTGAGGAGCCTGTTGTTACAACATCCACAAGCTCAACCTCAGCCTCAAAAACGAGGTAGGTTTGTGCTGCAGGCACAGTAGTTACTGTGGCAAAGGAAAATGTGCCGGTGGAAGCAACGTAGCCCGTAATAAGACGAGCCTCAGAAAGGGTATTTTGTGGATCTATAAGAATCCACTTACCAGTAAACTGGTCGTCTACAGTAGTACCAGTCAAGGTAGAATCAATAAGGGTTGTA